TACAAATTGATATGGGATTAACTACGATTACTCCTGAAGTTGATACTATTGCGACTGGTGGTACTATCGCTGGTATTGGTTACGAAACTACACCGCGTCACGCTAGCTAATATGCCAATCCAAACATCACGTCAAGATTACTATTCACTATCAGGAATTATTCCTGAGCATATTCGCCAAGGCGATGGTAATCTTGAGCAATTCATGGAATCGTATTTTGAGTGGATGCAAAGTGCTCAAAATCAACCCGGTCACATCATTAATACTTTACTTGAAAATAGAGATATTGATGTTGCAGCTGAAGAATTTATTGAATACTTACAACGTGAATTTGCAACTTCGATTCCTCAACAGATTCAAGCAAATCCACGTAAGCTATACAAACAAGTTAATGACATTTATCGCTCTAAAGGTTCTATACCTTCGTATGAAGCGTTGTTTAACTTATTGTTTAATGATAAGATTGAATTATACTATCCACGTGTAGACTTACTAAAACCTTCAGATGGTAAGTGGGATAGAACACAAAATCGTTATGTAAGTAATGATGGCTTCATCTCAGATAAGAAGTATATTCAAGATAGTAGATACTATCAGAACTTCTCTTATGTAATTAAGACAGGTCAAACAATTGACTATTGGCAAGATGCTGTAAAGAAGTTATTACATCCAACAGGATTTGCGTTCTTTGGACAAGTGTTAGTTCAATCACTTGCTAATAAACGTTATTCACAAATTCCTCCAGGATTCGTAGATCCACAAGAAGGTAAGTTACCAATTATCCTTGGTACAATATATGGAAGTCATCGTAGCTTTACTGTTACGATGCGATTGTTAAGAGAAGAACCAAGGCTTAATGCTTTAGGTACAAGCTTTTTGCATTTTGAACAAATAAAATTTCTTAATCCTAATCCAATGTCGGATTATGCAAACTTAGAAATTGGAGTTGTTTCTGCTGGTGGTAAGACAAATATCACATCGTCGGCTAATATAACTCTAATAAATACTTAATATAAACACAGTTAAAGGGGCGCATTAAATGCCAGCAATTATCACAACAAAATTCCGTTATCAGAACGCCAGAAATCTGATCACAGACATTAGTAACGCAAGTAATAGTTACTATCTGTTTGTGGCAAGAGCTCAGGCTTGGTCACCTTCTGATACTTCAGTTCCAACTCCATCAGATCGTCAGTTTGACGAGTATGATGCTTGGTCAAATGCTATTGCGTTGAAGCGTATTGCTTCTTCTCAGATTAGTCATTGTGCTCCAAGATATAACTGGGTTTCTGGTACAGCATACTCTGAGTATGACGATCAAGATTCTGCATTATCTACTAAACAATATTATGCTGTTACTGACGAACTTAACGTTTACAAATGTATCCAAGCTGGTGCTGGCGCATCAGTTGTTAAGCCAACAGGAACTGCAACAACAATTTCAAATACTCCTCTTGGCGATGGTTATCGCTGGAAGTTTATGTTTACTATTGCAGGTAACGATGTTAATAAATTCTTAACTAACACATTCGTTCCAGTTAAGAAATTAGATTCTGATGATGGTTCTATTCAGTGGAACATTCAAGTTGCTTCAATTTCTGGTGCAATTCATAGAATTAAACTTGTAAACGCTGGTGCTGGTTATGCAACTGCTCCAACAGTTACTATTACTGGTGATGGTACAGGTGCTACAGCAACTGCATCGATCTCAGGTGGTGTTGTAACAGGTATTACAATGACAGCAGTTGGATCTGGTTACAGTAGAGCAGTTGCTACAATTAGTGGTGGTACTCCATCAACAGCAGCAACAGCTAGAGTAGTGATTACACCTAAAGGTGGTCATGGCTCAGATCCAGTTTCTGAACTTGGTGGTTTCTACATAATGACTCAAGTTTTACTTGAAGGTGCTGATGGATCTGGTGACTTTATTGTCGATAACGATTATCGTCAACTTGGTATCGTTCGCAATCCATTTGATTTTGGTACAACAACAATCGCTACATCAACTACTAAATCTGCATTAACAGTATTGAATCATGGTTCAACAACTGGTGGTTCATTTGTTAAAGATGCTGAAATTACTGGTGGTACATCAGGTGCTAAAGCATTAGTTGTTAGCGTTGGAACAGGCTTAGTTAAAGTCTATCAAAATGATGCTACTGGTTACGTTGCATTCCAATCTGGTGAAGTTATTACACAAAGCGCGGTTAGTGCTACTATTTCTAGCATCACTAATCCAGAAGTTAGAAAGTTCTCTGGTGATGTAGTCTATATAGAAAACAGAAGTCCAGTTAATCGTGCTTCTAATCAAACAGAAGATGTACGTCTAGTTATTGAGATGTAATTTAAAATAAAGAAGAAAATAATATGACACTTAAGGTCTATAGCTCAGATCCATACTTTGATGATTACGCCGACGATAAGAAATTTTATCGTGTGCTATATCGTCCAGGCGTTGCTGTACAAGCGCGAGAACTTACTCAAATGCAGACAATCATTAACGAGCAAGTTGCTCGCTTTGGTCGTCACATGTTTGAAGAAGGCGCAATGGTTATTCCAGGTGGTGTAACATTAGATTTAGAATATGGATTCGTTAAAGTTAATGACCTTGCACCTAATGGTACAGACATTGCAACGTACCTAGCAGAATTTACTAATACAACTCTTACTGGTCAAACATCTGGTGTAACAGCTAAGGTTGTTTCAGTTGCTGCTACATCTGGTACTGATCCAATCACATTATTTGTTAAGTACACTAACTCTGGTACTAATAAAACTACTAAATTATTTGCTGCTGGTGAAACATTAATTTCTAATGGTGCAAACGTACGCGAAGCAGCAGTGAAAACTGGAACCGGCACAGTCGGATTTGGCTCAGCAGTCTCAGTTGCTCGTGGTGTTTACTTCATATCAGATATGTTTGTTCTTGTAGAGAATCAAACAATCATCTTAGAAAAATACTCGGTTGAACCAACATATAAGATTGGTTTTGCTGTAGGTCAAAACGTTGTTACATCACAAACAGACTCTTCTTTAAATGATAATGCAAATGGATCACCTAACTATGCTGCACCAGGTGCTCATCGTTTTAGCATTACATTAACTTTATCTAAGAGAACTACTGTAGCAACTACTGCAGACTTCGTGCAAATTATGCAAGTCGAAGCAGGTGTTGTACGCTCAAAAGTACGCTCAACAAACTATTCAGTCATTGAAGAAACATTAGCTCGTCGTACATTCGATGAGTCAGGTAACTATACAGTTAAGTCATTCAACATCGAAGTTCGTGAGCATTTAAAGACATCTACTAATCGTGGTATCTTTGCATCAGCAGACGGTGGTGTAGAATCTAAACTTGCGATTGGTATGGAATCTGGTAAAGCTTATGTTCGTGGTTTTGAAATTGAAACATTAGCAACTAACTATATCCCTGTTGATAAGTCACGTGAGTTTTCATCTGACAACAACGTTGCAATTCCATTTAACCTTGGTGCATATGTTAATATCACATCATTGTATGGTGCTCCAAACATTACAGCATTCCCAATTGTTTCATTACGTAGTGCAACAGTTTCTAGTGGTGGTACTGCACCGGGATCTGAATTAGGCACAGCACGTGTTAGAGCAGTTGAGCACTTCTCTGGTACATTAGGTAACTCAGCAGCAGTTTATCGTTTCTTCTTATTTGATATTAAGATGAACAGCGGTCAAAACTTTTCTTCTATCAGATCAGTATATGTTGCAGGTACTCCTCCAACAACTGCTAATATCGTATTAGAATCTGGCTCAGCAATATTACAAGACACAAGCACTAATGATCTATTAGTGAAGATGCCTTACGATGTTATTAAAACAATTCGTGGCATTGGTGGTACTATTGATACTAACTATTCAGTACGTCGTGTTTACACAGGTACATTAGCTAACGGACAAGTTCAGTTAACTGCTGGTGTTAATGAGCAATTTATCACACCATACTCAAGCAAAGACTTCTTGATGGTGCGTACTGACACAGGCGCAGTACTTAACTTAGACTCAGCATACACTGGTAGTGGCGGTGGATCACGTGTAATATTATCTGGTACACCTACTGGTAAGAACATTCTTATTAAATTAGATGACCTAGGTTTAACTACTCAAGCATTTATTTTAATTGCTACAATCTATAAACAAGAAGCAGTTGAAAAACAAAAGACATTAGTAAGTAACTATAATCTAAACATCACTTCACCAAATGCAACAGCTGGTAACTTTGATAGTTTAGGTAAGGCTGACATCTTTGAATTAAAGAACATTTATATGTCTACTAGTAGTGGCACTAATGCTACTACATCAAGCCAAAACGTTACAGATCGTTACGAATTAGATAACGGCCAACGCGATAACTTCTATGATATTGGTCGTATCAAATTAAAGACAGGTCAACCTGCTCCAACTGGACGTCTATTAGTTGTATTTGATTACTTCACACATGGTGCTGGTGATTACTTCTCAGTAGACTCATACACTGGTCAAATTGCATATGACTATATACCAACGTATCAGTCACGTTTTGAATCATTCACATTACGTGATACATTAGACTTCCGTCCACGTGTACGTGATGATGGCACTTCATTCGTTAACGATGTAGGTAATAACATTACTGGTGCTTCATTAGTTGAGATTCCACGTATTGGTGATAACATCCGTACTGACTTTGACTTCTACTTAGCACGTATTGACAAATTATATTTAGATGCTAAAGGTAACTTTGGTGTAGTTAAAGGTGTTTCATCTTTAAATCCAAATGCTCCTAAAGATCCAGATGATGCAATGGTATTATATGAAGTAGCATTGAAGCCATACACATTTGGTCCACAAGATGTTATTCCTAAGTTGATTGATAATCGTCGTTACACAATGCGTGATATCGGTCGTTTAGAACAACGTATTAAGAACCTTGAGTACTATACATCTCTTTCATTGCTTGAAAAAGAAACAGCTGACTTACAAATCCGCGATGTGAATAACGTTGACAGATTTAAGAACGGATTTATTGTAGATCCATTCTATGGTCACAACATTGGTAATCCTGGTGATCCAGATTATCACGTTTCTATCGATGCTGAACGTGGTGAAGCTCGTCCTCAGTTCTACGAAGATGCTATACGCTTAGCTTATACTTCCGGAGCTTCTACAAACATTCAAAAGACAGGTGATGTACTAACATTACCATATACAAATACAGTTTACATTGATCAACCATCAGCTTCACGTACAGAGTTTGTTAACCCATTCGATGTTATTAAGTTCGTTGGTATTATGGATCTATCTCCAAGTTCTGATGACTGGAAAGATACTGAATCACGTCCAGAATTAATCGTCGACAATCAAGGTTTGTTTGACGTAGTTAACTTCCTTGATGATGGCTCAGGCGTTCTTGGAACTGTTTGGAACGAATGGCAAACTCAATGGAGTGGTCGTTCATTAAGCAATAACATTAGTGTTACTTCAGGAAACAATTGGAGAACAACACAAACTGATGTTATTGAAACTATTCAATCAGCTCAGGCTCGTGCAGGTATTCGTACCTCAGTAGCTCCTGATACAATCCAATCGTCACTTGGCGAACGAGTTGTAGACGTACGTATGATTCCATTCATCCGCTCACGTCGTGTTAAGTTTAAGGTTATTGGTCTTAAGCCAAATACAAGAATGTTCCCATTCTTTGAAAGTATTCCAGTTGGTGACTTCTGTAAACCAATCACTACTTTTGCACGCTTCTCTGACACTCCAGTTGATGCCGAACCAAATACATCAGCATTACGTCATCCAGACTTAACTGCAACAGATATTACTAATGCTACAAATGCTTTAATATCTAATTCTACTGGTGAATTACTAGGTGAATTCTACATTCCTAATACTTCAGCAATTAAGTTCCGTACAGGCGATCGTACATTCCGTTTATCTGATGATATTAATAATAACTTTGAATTAGCTACATGTTCTTCACAAGGTACTTACACAGCATCTGGTATAACAGAAACAGTACAAGAAGTTTCATTACGTTCACCAAGTTTACAACAAACTAACGTTTCAGAATCACGTACAGTAACTAACTCACGTTTAATCAACACCTTTGTTAACACAGAGCGTTGGGATCCATTAGCACAAACATTCTTGGTTGATAAGCCAGGTGGTATTATGCTTACGAAGTTAGATGTATTCTTCTCTGAGAAAGATGCTAACATTCCTATCACTGTACAAATTCGTACTGTTGATAATGGTTATCCAACTACTACTGTTGTAGGTTTTGGTCAAGTTACATTACCAGCAGCTTCAGTTAATGTATCTAATAACGGAAGTGTTGCAACTACATTCACATTCCCAGCTCCAGTTTATTTAAATCAGGGTCAAGAGTACTCAATCGTTATCTTAGCTAACTCACAAGCATATAAGATGTGGATTGCTCAATTGGGTGAGAATGAAATTGGTACAACTAACCGCATCTCTAAGCAACCTACAACTGGTGTATTATTTAAATCACAAAACGGTTCTACATGGAATGCAGACCAAATGCAAGATTTGAAGTATAAGTTATATCGTGCAACATTCGATACAACTGTTACTGGAACTGTAGTACTTAACAATGCTAACA